CGGCGAGTAGTCCTTGATCGTCGATCCGAAGGCCAGGTCCTTGACCGCCAACTCAGAAGAAGGGACGGATCCTCCCGATCCAATGGCCTTTTTGCTGACTCTCGATGGCCGCACGAACAGGCTGTTCAGCACAGTCGGAGTCGGCCGGTCGAACTGTCTGCGCATCTCTTCAACCCCCGCCCGTCGCGCAATATGCGCGGTGCGATGGATAGCAAGAGCAGTGGCAAACGGGATCTGCCTGCCGTATCCGGAAAGTGCTGCTTGTGCCGCCGGCAATGCTGGAATCGTGACCTTAATCATGTCGCGGCCCTCGATTTTCTCTGCTTGGCGCAGAAGGCGCCATTCGTGCGTCCGGCATCGTCCGCGCGCGCGGCGTCCTGCGGCCGGAGATGGACGCAGGGCGCCATCGGCGTGACGTTCCGGAAGCACCAGTGCATGATGCGGTCCGGCAGATTGGCGCGGCGGTATTCGATGCAGTAGGCTGCTGCGCACGGATGCGCTGGATTCGCGGCGTGGATGGTTTTCATGATGCTTTGCTTTCTGACGGACTGTCCGGGAAGCGATAGCTCACATCCCACGGCCGCGCGCCGTCAAGAATGCTGGCCCCGTTGACGATGTCGTTGTCCATGTCGTACAGAACCGCCGACACCACGACATCAACAGCGCCAAGCTGTTTGAACCATCCGGCGACCTCTGTTGGCGTCAAGTCGTCCGCCCCATCGTGCAAGTACAGGTGTGCCGTTTGGAAGCTGCATGCGCTTCCTTCGGCGGCGGTCACGGTAATGGCCGCGCATTCGCCGATCGCAGCTGCCAACGGGCGTCGCCTCAAATTCATCCGGCGGTTAATCTCGTTCCTCACGTTCATTTCTCAATCCTCAGCAAAAACATGGCATGGGATGGGTGCCGCGCTTGGCAGATTGGTAGAAGGGCGCGGCGACTTGCTTCTTAGAAGGAGCGCTAATTCCCGTCTCAAGCAACGGGGCGCCCGCATCTGCCATGCGGTGATGTTTCCGGGGTCTTGCGTCCTGGCATTCATGCGGTCGGATCCGCCTCGCCAGAGATCTGCTGCAGACGCTCGCGCATCTGCCGGGCGAGATCGGCCAGCGCGGCGGCGATCTCGCGCTTGATGCGCGAGCGGATGGTGTCGAGGTCGCAGCCGACCAGCTCTGGCGCGACACGATGCGGAAGCTGCTCGAGAGTCTGCCGCATGGCGATGACGATATCCGCCACGGCTTCCGCGACCGCCGCGCGCTCGATCATGATGCCCGCCGCGCGCTCGTATTCGAGGCGCGCGGACAGCGCGGCGTAGCGCTCTTTCAGTGCGCGCGCTTCCTGATAGCTGCGGCCGACTTCGGAACGGTCAGCAGAGGCGCCAGCAGCAACCACAGCTGGCTTTTCTTTCGGCGCGGCACCGTCGGCATTGGCCGGCTCCGTTGCGGGCGCTGCAGGCGCTTGCAGCGCGGCCCGGCGGGATGCGCGCCGGGCGGCGATGTCGTCGCGATTGGGGTCGCGCGTGGCCTCGATGCGCGCGATGCTGGCGACCGGGTCGACGCGGCCATCGTCCGTGAGCACCAGCCGGCCGGCGTGCTTTAGCGCGGTGACGTAGCTCTTCGCGTATCCGGCCTGGCGCGCGAACTCGGCCTGCGTGATGGCGGTCATGCCTGCGACTCCTTGCTGCGTCCGCGAGCGCATGCCGCCGCGGCGATTCGATGCGAGCCGGCCAGCAGAACATCGGCCGGGTAGCTGGCAGCAGGCGGCTGCATGCGCGTGCCGATCTCGTGGCCGCCCTCGCTGGCGTGAAACACGGGCTGGCCGTCCAAGCCGGCGCGGATGATGGCGCTGATGGCCTGGCCGCCCCATGCGGCGGCGCATGCGTCCAGGAATTCGGCGACGCGCGGCATGGCCTGGCGCAGCGGCTTTTGTGGCTGGCTCATGGCGTACCGCACGACGTTGTTCCGGGTGCCGGCCGGAATGTTCCGGGTCTGCGGGCTGTGTTCCGGGTATCCGGAACAGCTGGAAGCCGCTCTGCGCAAGGCTTGTGCCGGGTGTTCCGGGTATTCCCTGTGTACACGCGTGGGAGAAGAAGTGATGCGCGCGAAAGCGGGCGCGTGTATGCGTGTACTGCTGTATACGTGCTCGTAGGCCCGGAACAACCGGAACACCCAGCACAAGCCTTGCACTGCCTGCCTTTCAGGCGTTCCGGGTACCCGGAACACGCGGCATCTTGGCCCGGAACACGGCGAATCATGCCCCTGCTCCTGCGTTGCCGACAGCCAGCTGCGCGTCGGTGGCGAAGCGGACGACGCACTCTGTGAGCCAGCGGACTCGAGCGGACTCGACTGCAGGCGGCGCGAACCCGGCAGCCTGCAGCAGTTCAATCGGTGGAGAGACTATCGGGCTGGCCTGCGAGTCGGTGCTGGCCAGGTCGCGGTAATGCCGCGCCTTGCGCTTGTCCCAGCCTGGCAGGTTGCCGATCCACCCGAAGAACTGCGAGGACGGCCGCGGCCTGAATTCGCCATTTCGCTTGCACCAGCGCAAATACTCGGCGTAGAGATCTGTCGATTTGCACGGGCAGACCGGCAGACCGAGTTCGCCATCGACCCATGCATCGAGGAATCGCGCGTCGCTGCCCTTGGATAGCTCGATCAAGGCGCGCTTGGCCGTCGTCATCGGCGGGCGCTTCTTCGGATGAAAGCCCGTCAGATCGATGTGCAGCAGGTGGTGATAGAAGGCTTCGACGCCGCCCGCGTCGATTTCTGCGCGCAGCTCGTCGTAGTAGGCTTCAGACAGCTCTGGAGGCGTGTAGATGACGCAGTGCCGGCGATCGTCGTTGTCGAGCGGCAGCGGCTGGCCCTCGTTCGATAGGAGCACCAGATTCACATGGTTCCGCTGGCGGTACGCCTGCAGTTGCTTCTCGTTGATGCGAATCCATTCGCCGGTGACCAGTTCCTTCAGCTCGCCCTTGATGTGCCACATTTCCGCCCTGGTGACCACTTCCTCGGCCAGGATGAACAACTTGCTGTCGGTCCAGTCGGAATTGAACCGGTCTTCAAGCCCGCGCTGATTGAGCACAGTGGCGTAGTCGCCGTAGATGCGCGCGAGGCACTGGAACAGCGTGCTCTTGCCCGTTCCCTGCGGCCCGTGCATGATCACCGCCGACGACATCTTGGCGCCCGGGTTCTGCAGCGGGTAGGCCATCCACTGCAGCAGCCAGCGCGCCACTTTCGGGCCGTGCGCGTCTCCCGAGCACAGGTACTCGACCAGATCGAGCATGCGCTCGCAACGGCCCGCCTTCGGCTTGAGCGGCCAGCCGCGCCAGGTGTTGAGCTTGATCAGCTCATCCGTGCCAGCCGGGTCGAAGCCGACTTCCTCGAGGTAGCACGCGCCGCGGCTGATCCACCGATGATGCCGCTTGATGTCATCCCCACGAACCCCGGCCGGCAGCAGCGCGATCATCTGCGAGCGCTTGGCCATGCGGCGCGTCCACGTGTCGAAAACGCAGTCGCCCGTCCCGTCGTCGATCGGCCAGAAGCGCTCGATCAGGTCGTCGAGGTCCATGATGGCCATGGCAGGCGGTCGCGACTGCCCCCCGCCCCCCCCATGATTGCCGCCCGCGGCAGAGCCATCTGTAGGCGGCCGCCGTCCATCAGAAGCCGGACGATGGGCGCTGGCGGCCATCTCCTGCCATTCAAGCTCCAGCAGCCGCCGCTCGTACTGCGCGGTGACCACCTGCTGACCTTCGAGGCACGCGAGGTCGTTGAAGTCGGTCGGGCCCTTGCGATCGACCGGCCGCTCGGCGGCGAACGTCGGCAGGAACACCTCGGCCTGCGAGACGGCAAACGCCACGTCGCGAGCCCGGCCGACACCGGCATTGCCCTGGCGGTGCGGCTTCCCGCATGCCCGGCAAAGCTGCTCGCCGACAGGCGTGTAGTGCTTGCACTCGAGGCACTTCTGCAGCCAGTCGTCGTCGGCGCAGATCAGCAGCTTCGCCCGTCCGCGGGTGCGCTTGACCAGCGCCTTGGTCACCGGCAGCAAGTTGTTGGCGGCGAAGGCCACGGTTACTGGCTGGCCGCCGGTCGCCTCGTGCAAGGTCAGAGCCGTCGCGAAGCCCTCGGCCACCAAACCCAGACGGCGCGGCGATCCGCCGATCGTCCAGGAATGGCCAGACACCAGCATGTCGCGCGGCCAGTACCGTTTGTCCTGCCCGGTCTTCGGGTCGCGCTTCGGGGCGATAAACTGCAGGCCGAAGATCTTGCCGTTCTCGTCGCACAGCGGCACGGCGAGATGTCCGGCGAACGACGACAGATAGCGATAGTCGTCCGCCTCGGCGCCAGACAGAGTCAGCCCGTCGACTCCGTTGAACTGCCGGGCGCCGCCAGTACCTGCCAGCTGCTTGCGCACCAGGTACGGATGACCGCCCGGGGCCAGCTCGGCACAGGCGCGCCAGACGGCCGTCGCCCACTGCGATGCGCGCTCGGCGAGGGCGGCCTGCTCGGCCGCGGCCCGCTTGCGATCCGCCAGCACGCTTTCACGCCAGGCGGCCTTCTGCTCATCCGTCAGTTCGCGGTTCTTGAACGCGCGGTTCCCGCATGCCGGGCAAACCTTCTCGCGCAGATCGATCTCGGCGCCGCACGATGCGCAGCACTTCGTCAGCTCGATCTTCTGCGGATTCGCCGAGTCGCCCTGGAACACCCCGAACGACCCGGCCAGCAGCGCCGTCCCATCATCGAGCCGCCACTCCCGCAGAAAGTACCAGCCGCGCTTCTCCCGGCCGCCATCCTCAACCAGACACCGCGTGCTGCGATTGCCATCAGTCAGCCGCAGCGGCTCCGCCACCAGCAGCCCGGCCGCCCGCATCTGCCGCAGCACCGCACCATGGTTGGCCCAGCTCACCGTTCACTATCCCCAACCATCACCGACACC